GTAAAGCATCCTTGACTGGACGCATTAGTTGAGTAGTGGATTATTCTGAGAAACTTTTAGTTCATTAATACTCATCTCAAGAAATTTAATATAGCTGTCTTGAACACCTACAGTTTCTTTAAGTAATGATATATCTTCATTGATCTTACTTAGATCTACAGTTTCATTAACTATAAATTCTTTGTTTTCTATTTGGCTTAGTCGTTCTTCAAAACTACCAATGGATATAAACACACCACCAATAGTTAATACGACACCAATCAAAGCAGCTATGCCTGTTAGTTTAGATACCATTGAGTTCATTTAGTTTCTCCTTATAAATTAGATATGCTTTTAAAGACGCATCATTAGCCTTTTTAAGCTCGATATTGTGATTAGTAATAGGATCATTGGCACCTAACGATACTTGGTTGTTATAGATAGTTTTGTCATAGCCAGCTAAGACTACCTGGTTAAAGAAGTCAGGGTTGCCATCAGGCAGCTGTCGGTTATCAAACAAAGCTGCGTTCATAGTAGCATAGTTTGATAGATCAACTTGGTTAGCTATCATAGCTCGGCTGACTAATTCATTAACTACTTCTAATGTAACTGACACTCTTAAAGTTTCATCTTTAATTTTATTTGCAATGGATTGTTCTACGGCTGCCACATCTATAGTTATTTCTTGTCGTTCAGGTTCTGTATTTTCTTCCACTGGTTCTTCAACTTCTTCTTGTGGCTCGGCTTCAACGACAGCTTCTTCTTCTTTAATGGTTTCTTCTTGGACTTCTTCTTCTTGCACTGGCATTGGCTGTTCTTCTTGCACTGGCATTGTTTCTCCAACAACTTCTCCATTATCCAATTCAGGTTCAGGCTCAACCATTGCAATTTCTTCTTTAGGTAATTCATCATTAGTACTGGTTTCCAATTCGGGTTCATCATTCGGTCTTGTTTCAATAGCAATTTCATTAGGGTAATCATTTATAATTTCTTCTGTTGGTGATAGTAACGCTCCAGTAGGACTATTTATAACTACAGGGGTTAATAATGTAGCAATTGGTTCAATTTTTGTTGGTATATCTAGTTCAGTTTCTAATATAGCAATAGGTTTTTCAATAACTACTGGTGGTAATAATATTGCAGTTGGTAACTCTACTTCAACTACAGGTGTTTCTATATCTTCAATTATATTTATTAAATCATTTTCAAATACTTCAATCGTTTCTGCTACTTCCTCGACAGCTGCTGGACAAGTGCTGGGAGTTTTCTGCCAGCAGTATTCAATAGCAGTTGATGATGAGTTAGTTGTAGTACCATAAGTAAGACTCAATTCAGGATTCTTAATATCCGCAGCTCTGTGTCCACTAGTTATCTCATGCGTAAAATCAAATCTAACTTTAACAGAACCATTGGTACTAGTGTTAGCACCGATAATCATTATGTCTTGGTAGTTAGTATAGGCAGTAGTAGCGTTACTTGAGACTGTTTTAGTTTGTGTTGTAGTCTCACCTACATCATTAGTGTAGGCTTGGCTCATTATAACTGATTGCTCATTACTGTTCCAAAACCAAATGTCAGCAGCTAACTTAGATGTAAAGCCTTCAGATAAACTGTTACTTAAACCACCATCTGCTTGAGATACCTCAGTTTCTACATACCTACTATGTACACCAGCAATCGTTCCATTGCCGTGTCTTGTTGCTTGATTAGTTCCAGACCAAGTACCATCAGTAAAGTCCTGGCTAATTAAATTACCAGTAGTAGTAAAACTAGTATTGTATGTAACGGTAGTAGTAGAAGTGTCTCCAAGGTTGGGTAAATTTTCAGTTACTGTAATGACAGTATCAGCGTTACTTGTTCTTACCAAACCTAACAGTACCACCACTAAAATTAACAACCTGTTCATCATCCATATCCTTTAATATTTCATTATCTATTTGTTGGGTAATGCGTAGCGTCTTAACATATTCCTCGTAGTCAGGTCGTAGCTTGCCGTACTTTTCCCACTTACCTTTAGCATCAGTACCGATTGAGCCATCGTATGGGCAGTAAGTACCAGCACTATGCATAGCTGCAAAGACACGACTGTCCTGACACATAATAGCAATAGCTGCTACTTTCATATTCATATCGTATAGAGCTTTTGCAAGTTTTAATCGTTCACAATTAAGATCACGCTTTGTCATGCCGACTGATGCACCGAATGAAAATGATTGACCACCAGCAGATATACCTACCGTACATAAGTCTTGGCTCATAGAACTGATAGCTGGAGCTGATGCACTAGGCACTACTCGTTGATCTCCAGTATAACTGCTATTAGACGTACTATTATTAGTTGTAGTATTAGATGAGCTGCCAGTTGAATAGGTGGTGTTGCTTGTGGTAGTGCTATCATAGCCACCAGTTATAGCAGTGTTAGATCCTGAGCTATTTATTTGATCGTTTGTAGTAGCTCCATTACTAGTTACATCAGCCATAGCTGAGTCCATAATCCATCCAAAGCCTATTAACATAACTAAACATATTGCAGCTGGTATTAGGCCTGTTTTCATTTCTTACCTTTCATAATATCAGCTGTCTTGAGTCCGTATATACTAGCAACTACACCAATGAATAAAGATTGATACCAAAAAGGTAAACTACCAAATTTATCAAAAAACAAATCGAGCTTCATTTGTATATTTTGGTCTCCTGAAAATACAGACCAAATCAATAATAGTATTGGTGCTGATACCAGAATTAAAACGAACTCGTCTTTATACCCTTGGTCATTGGATTGTCTTACTTGTGCTTGATATTCAATCTCTCCACTTGCTTGTTTACTAGCATGTAGTAGGGCAGCATCAGACATTAATATCTTTGCCTTCTGTTTATTAGCAAATATTGCAGCGCCAGTCTTTAAGACTGTCGGTAGTAGTGTTAACCACATATGTATTCCTTAAATGTTTTTAATTATATCGCTTAGTTCTAAGCATCGTGCTGGTGTCTGTTGATACCAACGAGAATCTTTCATCTGTTCTGCTGCTTCAGAGAACTCACATTCTCCTAAAGCTTTAAACATATTCTTAAACTTACCTACTCCAGCCTGTCCTAACTGAAAACACATCTCAATTAAAATGCCCTGTATAGTAGCTTGTTTAGCTTGAGGTAGATCTGAGTGTAGAGTATTAGATAAATGCTCTTGTATGAGGCTGTTTGACCCCTTTAAAGCACTATCAAAGTCCTTATCAAATAGTTCTTGCCACCCTGCTTCAGACATAGGTACTTCTTCACCACCTAATATCTTATGACCCCAGCCTCCAGTAAGGAAGCCAAGGGTATCTTTGTAAGGCTCTAACCTATAGCCCTCATGAGCTTTTATTCTAGCCTTAACGTCTTCCATTATAAAATAACAAAAGCAATAATAACTACTAGTACTACACCAGCAACTATCTTCTTTTTCTTAGTCATGTTCTTCCATGTATATAAGATAACTTCTTTTAAATCGTTCATATTAATCCTCTAAGTAATAAGATTTAATTAGTTCATCAACTACTAAACCTTGTATTGTTGTAGGCTCACCAGTACTTCTACGAGGTGCTGCCTTTGCCATACGTTCTAATGTTCTATCTAAGTCTTTTCTTATTTGCAATCGTTCAGTAATATCATCAGATAGATCTATTAACATATCACTAAATGTTGTGCCTTGCTTCATATCACTCCAGATACGTACCACTCTAGGTGTCATATCTTCAGAGTTATAACCAATGTTTACATAGAACTTATTATTATCCATTTCATATTTTCTAGTAATTCCAGGTCGTCTATTGTTTAAAGGTTCATACATGATAGGCTCCTCAGCTAAGTTGGTTTGCTCCATTAAGTAATTGTCTTGCGAGATTAATTGCATCTTCGCTGGTAAGTCTGTTTTCTGCATAGATCCCTCTTGTTGAATTAATGTATAAATAAAGTTTGTTCTTAACTACCTTAATACCTTGCTTAGGTGTAGTTAAATATTCTAAGTCAGTTCCTTGTTCCATCGTCCGCCTTTATTTAAAACCATAGGAATCAATTTTGGAAGTCCATTAAGTATAACGCCACATCCAATGATCGGTCTTGATTTTTGTGTTTTCATATATTCGAAAGCTAATGACTTAGCATCTATTAAGCATCCGACTTGCATACCCCAGTTTAAACTGTTGGGGTTACCCCAGTATTGTATAGAATAACTAGAATGATAATGTCCTTGTACTGTAGGACAACCATATTGTTGTGCTACCTTTAATACATTGGTAGCTTTACCATGACAGAAGTATACCTGTTGTCCATTAGACATAGTAATAAGGAGATCATCATGCCACTTCCAACCAGGTCCTACTTCTAAGTATTCATTATAAGTTTTCATTGCAGCTCTAGGTAGACCTGTAGCTTTTTGTCTACGGTATACTAGACTACCATGATTACTATCCATTAAATCTACTACAGGAAATAACTTTTCCATAGCATGAATAGTTTTTAAAGATTGTTCTCGCTCATCACCTGCGCTATACAGATCAGGGTCTGAATCGTGAAATGATATTGCATGTGAATCTACCTCATCACCTATGTGTATTACACGATCAGGTTTATATTTCTGTTTAATAGCTTTTAAGTAAGGGATTAAATCAGGATGATGGTAAGGACAATGCGTATCACTTATTACAAGTATTCGTTTGTTCATATGTAAAGATAATCTTATTTGCTAATATAAGTCAAACAAGAGATCTTACTATTATATAGAGCATCTGTGCAAAGACAGTAGTACCAATAAACCACACTAATGCACGCAGTTGACGCATATCTTTCTCGATATGAAACAAATGATTATCCTTCATCAGGGTTAATCGCTCTGCTATTACGTCAACTTTGCCTTCAAGACGTGCAATATCTACGCTATTCTGTTGACTCTGATCCATCAACAACTTCTTCTTTAGGCAGTTGAGCTTGAAGCTGTCCTGTCCAAAAATTTATTAAGATATCTAGGTCAGCTTTTTGCTCACCAAGTCTAATTAATTTATCAAA